GCATTCGTGCAGAACCATCTTGCAGATGATTTCTTTGCGTCTGTGTATCCTACTATATCTTCTGGTAAATCTACGAAGGTTATAATAGTATCCACTCCACATGGTATGAATCACTTCTATCGAATGTGGCATGATGCAGAGCGTGGGCAGAACGAGTATGTTGCAACAGAGGTGCACTGGTCTGAGGTGCCAGGTAGAGATAAGAAATGGAAAGAACAAACTATAAAAAATACCAGTAAGCAACAGTTTGCTATTGAGTTTGAGTGTGAGTTCTTAGGATCTGTTGACACTCTTATAAATGCAGCGAAACTCAAAGCATTGGTATACGAACAACCAATAGAGCAGAATGGTAAACTACTTGTATATGAAAGACCATTCAAGAAAAGAGATTATATTGTAACGGTTGACGTAGCAAGAGGAGTTGGTAAAGACTATAGTGCTTTCATAGTTGCTGATATTACAGAGTTCCCATACAAGGTGGTTGCCACTTATAGAGACAATGAAATCAAACCTATGCTTTTCCCTTCTGTAATTGCAGATGTGGCAAAGGGATATAACAATGCGTATGTCCTATGCGAAGTAAATGATATTGGTGATCAAGTAGCATCTATACTATTCTATGATCTTGAATATGAGAATTTACTCATGGTTGCTATGAGAGGACGTGCAGGACAGATAGTTGGATCAGGATTCTCTGGTGTGAAGACGCAGTTGGGTGTCAAGATGAGTCAGGTAACTAAGAAGTTAGGTTGTTCTAACCTGAAGACACTGATAGAAGAAGATAAACTTACATTCTGTGATTATAATATCATAAGTGAGTTGACTACCTTCATACAAAAGAGACAGTCATTTGAGGCAGAAGAAGGTTGTAATGATGATCTAGCAATGTGTTTGGTTATCTTTGCGTGGTTGGTTGCACAGGATTATTTCAAGGAGATGACTGACTCTGACGTAAGAAAACGAATATACGATGAGCAGAAGAACGCAATAGAACAAGACATGGCACCCTTTGGTTTTATATGTGATGGTTTTGATGAAATGGGAGGCGAAACTGTAGAATCAGATGGGACAGTTTGGAAGACAGATGAGTACGGGGATCGTGCCTATATGTGGGAATATCGCTAGTAAGGACGCATTTTCATAAATATCAGTAGTCATTGTATGTGGAGAAAGAAGTTAGAATGGCACTTCGATTAGCATCTCCGGGAATTTCGATAAGAGAAGTCGACCTAACTCGTGGTGGCGTAGATTTTAGTATCAACGTTGTCGGTGGTTTTGTTGGACCTTTTAGAAAAGGACCGGTAAACGAAATTACTAGGATCAATAACGAGAAGGAGCTTGTAGATGTCTTCGGTTTACCAGGTGTTGGTACAACCGATTATCATTATGAGACTTTCATGGCAGCATCCAATTACTTATCCTATGGTGGTAAGTTGGACGTTGTTCGTTGTAAAGGCGGTGACTTAAACAACGCTAACGCAGCAGTTGGATATGCATCTTCATCTATTTTATTGGTAGAAGGCAAAGAAGATTACTATAACAACAATGCGGACGATCTAAACTGGTATTGGTCATCCAAGAATCCCGGATCTTGGGCGAACGAACTAAGAGTTGCAGTAATAGATAACGCTGTTGACCAAATAATTACACCAACATTTACTGGTGGTAACATTGGTTCAGTTACAGTCGGTATGGGAGTTACACAACACCTCACTGGTCAAACAATCGGTGTTGGTACTGTAACAGCAGCAACTGGAATACTAAAAGGTATTGTTACTGGTAAGACAGCAACAACCGTGGACGTAAGAGTTGTAAGTACAGTCATAGACGGTACAGAAACATTACAGTCTTACACACAAAACTCACAGTTTGAGTTCAAGAACGGAACTCTACTCAATTTTGTGAACTCTAGTGGTTCTACTGTTGCATCATCAAGTACAACTCATCCTACTCAGGATTGGTACAGCACACAGAATATACTAACAAGTGTTGCTGACGGTGGAACTGATTTAGTTACACTGCCATGGAGAGCAGTACTAAACAAACCTAGAACAAACAATTACGTATCTACAAGAGACGGTGCCAACGATGCATTGCACGTTGTTGTCGTTGACGCAAACGGTGCGGTAACTGGTGAGATAGGTTCTGTCATGGAGAAGCATGCAAACCTTTCTAAGGCAAAGGATTGCGAACAGTCTGGTGGTAGAGCGATATACTATAAAGACTACATTGCAGAAAACTCTGGATTATTATTTGCTGGTGTATCACTGGTAAATGGAACTGATGCGTTTAGAGGAACAGCACCTCTAGCATCTGGATTCAGTTCAGGAACTACAGCAGTCACATCTGGTGCAGGAGCATGGGGTCAAGACGCTAAGAACGTCAAGTTCAACTCTGTTGGTAATGTAAATTACGAACTAGGAGGAGGATTAGACTACACTGGTATTGGAGTATTCAATGCACCTCTAGGTGATCTACTCACAGCATACGACAAGTTTGCAGATCCAGTAGATAGCGACATCAGATTCTTACTACAAGGTAGTGCATACAGAACAAAAGAAGAAGAGCAAGCAAAAGCAAATAAACTGATACAGATATGTGAAGGTAGAAAGGACTGCATCACATTCATATCACCATGTAGATCATCTCTGGTCAACGTGGCGAGTGCTGCGGATCAATTACAAAATGTACTTGAGTTCTTCTCACCACTCACATCATCTTCTTATGCAATCTTCGATGCTGGTTACCAGTATGTTTACGATAGATTCAATAAGAAGTTTGTCTACATGCCTACATCAAACGATGTTGCAGGATTATGTGTAAGAACAGATAGGGACAACTTCCCTTGGTTCTCTCCTGCTGGTCAGGCAAGAGGTGGACTCAATTTTGCTATCAAACTAGCATTCAATCCTAGTTTAGATGCAAGGGATCAACTCTATTCAAATAGAGTCAACCCAATAACTAACAAACCAGGTGCAGGAATCATCCTATTTGGAGACAAGACTGCATTATCTTACGAGAGTGCGTTTGACAGAATCAACGTTCGTAGATTGTTCATCACTATTGAGCAAGCAATCGAGAACGCTGCACAAGCACAACTCTTTGAACTCAACGATGCAGGGACACGAAGCAACTTCGTAAATATCGTTGAACCATTCCTAAGGGATGTACAAGCTAAGAGAGGTATCACAGACTTCTTACTTGTTTGTGATGAGACCAATAACACACCTGACGTTATTGACCGCAATGAATTCATTGCTGACATTTATGTCAAACCAGCAAGGTCAATTAACTTTATCGGTTTGACCTTTGTTGCTACACGTACTGGAGTTTCCTTCAGTGAAGTTGTAGGAACTGTATAATAGAGGAACCAAACAATGGCACTAGATAGAAACATTTTTTCTATACCTAACAACGAGAGATCAATTGACTCTTTCAAATCAAGACTCATTGGTGGTGGTGCTCGTCCTAATCTATTTGAGGTTGAGCTAAACTTTCCTTCAGGTGTAGGTATATTTGACGATGAGATAGAGAACACTACTCATCGTATGATGATCAAAGGAGCACAGTTACCAGCGTCTAACATCGCTGAAGTCATTGTTCCCTTCAGAGGTCGTCAACTCAAGGTTGCAGGAGATCGTAGATTCGATCCTTGGACAATCACAGTTATCAACGATAACGATTTCAAACTAAGAACAGCATTCGAGAGATGGGCAAACTACATCGTCAAAGTATCTGACGGTTCAGGAACCCTAAACCCTGCTGAGTACTACACTGATTGGGTAGTAAACCAGTTGGGTCGTGCTAACACAGATCTAAATGTAAAAGGAAAGGACAACCCTGCTGCATTACCTGTACTAAGACGCTACCAAATGGTTGGTTGCTGGCCAAGTGCAGTAAGCACAGTTGAACTATCTTATGATCAGGTAGACGCTGTAGAAGAGTTCCAAGTAACGCTTCAAGTTCAGTACTGGACTGCTTATGATGGCAATAATGCCGATTCTGTGGTATAATAAATACATCGAATAAGGAAATATTGTAATGGCCAAACTTTTTGGTTTCTCAATTGAAGACGAAAATAAGAAGAAGAAAGGTATAATCAGCCCTGTCGCTCCTAACAATGAGGACGGTGCTGATTATTTTCTATCTTCTGGATTTTATGGTCAATATGTAGATATTGAGGGAGTATTCAAGACTGAGTTTGATATTGTAAAAAGATATCGTGACATGTCTCTACACCCTGAGTGTGATACAGCGATTGAGCATGTGGTCAATGAGGCAATCGTTTCAGATATGAACGATAGTCCTGTAGAGATAGACCTTGATAACCTAAACATAGGGCAACCACTCAAGAAAGTTATAAGACAAGAGTTTAAGAAGGTAAAGGACTTACTAGAATTTGACAAGAAGTCACACGAGATTTTTAGAAACTGGTACGTAGATGGTAGGATATTCTATCATAAGGTAATTGACGTACAGAAACCAGACGAAGGGATACAAGAACTAAGATATATTGATGCTCTCAAAATCAAGTTGATGAGAGTAAAACCTACTGATAAAGAAAAGGGTGCAATCGCTATCCCTACAATTGATAATGCTAACGGTACAGAGACCGTAAATAAAGACGTAAAAGTAACAGAGTTCTACACATACTATCCACAAGGTGTAGCACAGAAGTATGGATCAGTCGCTGGTAAAGGTGTAAGAATTGCAAAGGATGCCATATGCCATGTTCATTCTGGTTTAGTAGATAGAAATAAGAAAATTACTCTGTCTTACTTACATAAGGCAATCAAAGGTCTAAACCAGTTGCGTATGATTGAGGACTCCCTTGTTATCTACAGACTGTCTAGAGCACCTGAGAGAAGAATATTTTATATTGACGTTGGTAACTTACCTAAGGTCAAGGCAGAGCAGTATCTACGTGACGTTATGAGTAGGTACAGAAACAAGTTAGTATATGATGCAAACACAGGAGAAATAAAAGATGACAAGAAATTCCTATCAATGCTCGAAGACTTCTGGTTACCCAGAAGGGAAGGGGGACGAGGTACTGAGATCTCTACGCTGCCAGGTGGACAGAATCTTGGAGAACTTACGGACATCGAGTACTTCCAAAAGAAATTATATCGCTCACTAAACGTACCTGAGTCAAGAATAGGTGCTGACAGTGGATTCAATCTAGGTAGATCATCAGAAATTCTAAGAGACGAACTTATGTTTAGTAAGTTTGTAGGTAGATTGCGTAAGAGATTCAGTCGTCTGTTCTTAGATCTACTCAAGACACAACTTATCCTCAAGAACATAGTTACACCAGAGGATTGGGAAAAGATGGCAGAGCACATACAGTTTGATTACTTGTATGATAATCACTTTGCTGAACTCAAAGAGACTGAGTTGATGAACGAAAGACTCAATCTTATGGTTGCTATCGAACCTTACATCGGCACATACTATTCAAGAGACTATGTGAAGCGTAAGATATTGCGTCAGACAGATGAAGAGATAGAAGAAATGGCAGAAGAAATGGAAGAGGAGAACGCAACTGGTGTAGGTGTACCGCTAGAAACGCAGAATGCTATCATGCAAGGACAGATAGAGAATGGACAGATCGGTAATAATCAGAAAACAAATATGGGTAAAAATGGTAAAGACCCTGAGGTCAACGGAAGTTCTACAGAAGCACCCGAATTAAACATCAAGAAAGCTAAGATATAAATAGGGTTAGCGTTACTTTAAAATATAATGGACACCAATGAATTGCTAGACATGATGTCTTCAGATGAGACTTCTTCATCCGAAGTTCATGATGCAATAAAAACCTTACTCTATCAGAAGAGTGCAGAAAGGGTGGATCAAATAACACCTACAGTCGCTGCTGCTCAGTTTGGTAAAGAAGAGGAACCAGCTGACGCTGTTGAATCAGAACCGCAAGAAGAGGAGTAAAATGCCACAGGTATTAAATTTAGTCTCTGATCATGGAGAACTGAGTAGTAATGATGCTACTACAGTTGCTTCTGGTGCAAAGGCTGTGAAAAGCGGTATTTTATACATTGCTTGTAGTTCCGAGAAAAAGTCAGGACACATCTCTGTATGTAATACCATCGCCCAAGCGGGTGTAGGATCTTTTCACGTAGAGAAAGGTGGAGACTTTTTATATCGTTACGGACATCCTGCACACGCAAAGGCAATGTCTGTCTCGAAAGCAAATCCATGTGTAATTACACTGGACAGACAAGATACAAAGTTCAGAGTTGGTGATTATATTACCATGACTGGATCTTCCGTAGGTACTTACAATAGCACGATTGCTCACAAAGAAATCACTGCTATTCAGATACCAGATAGAGTAAACGGTTATACTTGTAAACTCACTGTTGATGCTGACACATCATCACTTGCTGATTTCACAGGAACAGCAGAGTTGACAAAGACAGTTATCTTTAGACTGGCACCTGAAACATCAGACGGAAGCACTATGCATTTACACGAGGTAAACCTAGGATGAAGCTAATCTCAGAAGAAATTGAATCAGTAGAAGTTATTACCGAAGAAAAAAACGGTAAGAAAACTCTCTACATTCAAGGACCTTTTTTACAAGCAGAAATAGTCAATCGTAATAAAAGATGCTACCCATTGGAAACTATGGTCAATGAGGTGAAGCGTTATAACGAGGCACATGTAACTACAGGTCGTGCTCTAGGTGAATTAGGTCACCCAGATGGTCCTCAAATCAACCTTGATAGAGTATCACACAAAATAGTATCTTTACAACAAGAAGGAAATAACTTTGTAGGTAAGGCACAGATATTGTCAACACCTATGGGTAAGATCGCTTCTTCTCTCATTGGTGAGGGAGTGAAGTTAGGAGTTTCATCTAGAGGAATGGGATCTATAATCTCAAGAGACGGTGTAAACTATGTTGGAGAAGATTTTATGCTCGCAACTGCTGCTGATATAGTGGCAGATCCCAGTGCACCAGACGCTTTTGTCGATGGTATCATGGAAGGAAAGGAATGGGTTTGGGAAGGTGGCATGCTACGTGAAAAAGCATGCGAGGGCGCAAAGAGAGAAATCAATACTCTCGTAGATGACAAAATGTTGGAGGCAAATAAGCTCAGATTATTCGCTAACTTCTTGTCAGAACTATAATTCTATAAATAATAACAGTATTCATACATACGAAACGGAAAGTTAACCAATGGCTGCGAAAAAACAACTACATGAAATGGAGAACCAGGTTACTAAGGGCGCAAAGAAAGCAGACCCTATGCCTAAAGCTCCAAACTATGTGCCTGACAACAAGGCGATAGAAGATTTAGGAGGACCTACTCCTACAAACGGTAGACCAACTGATGATTCTCATAAGTTGAAGACTGCTACTGCTACTTTTGCTCAGAGTGGAGACCCTCATTTCAAGGGTAACCCTTCTAAGGTGCAATTACCCGGACCTGCTGCTATAAAGAGCACAGGATATGGTAAAGGTGCTAACGAAGAAGCTGAGAAGGAAGAAGAAACAGTTGTAGCGGAGCAACCAGTAGAGGAAACTCCCGTAGTAGAAAATGAAGAACAGGAAGAAGTAGCAAAAGAAATCGTAATTGACGTTGCGGATGACGTTGCTGCACTCTTAGAAGGTGAAGAACTTTCTGATGAGTTCCAAGAAAAAACTGCTACAATTTTTGAGGCTGCTGTAAAGAGCAAGGTTGAGCAAGTTGCTAACCAACTCGAAGAGCAGTTCACAAAAGCATTTGATGAGGAGATTGCTTCTCACAAAGCAGAACTTACAGAGCGTGTTGACTCTTACTTAGAGTACGTCGCTAATGAGTGGATCAATGAGAATGCACTCGCTGTAGAAACTGGAATCAGAGGGGAACTCTCTGAGTCCTTTATGAGTGGTCTTAAGACCCTCTTTGAAGAACATTATGTTGAAATCCCTGACGACAAATATGATGTCTTAGAAGCAATGACTTCTAAGTTAGATGAAATGGAAACAAAACTCAACGAGCAGATCGAGAGCAACGTCGAATTGACTAAGCGTCTCTCAGTATCTGTGTCAGACAACATCCTTGATGAAGTAAGTGAAGGTTTGGCGTTATCTCAAAAGGATAAACTCTCCGAACTATCTAAAGGTGTTGAGTTTGAAAGTGAAGAACAGTACAGAGAAAAACTATCTACACTCAAGGAGTCGTATTTCAATGCGAAACCAGTTGTAGAAAACTCTGAGACCAACCCTGAGGATGCGATTCCTGAGGATCATGGATCAGCAATGAACGCATATCTATCAGCGTTGACAAAGTTCCAATAGTCAATTTTTAAATTACACCTAAAGGTAAAGCCAAATGTTTAATTCTGGACAACTCCAGAAGAAGTGGCAACCACTCTTAGAGGCTGAAGGATTAGATAAGATCACCGACAACCACAGAAGAGCAGTTACCGCACAACTTCTAGAAAACCAAGAAAGATTTTTAAGAGAGGAGAGAGCATTCTTATCAGAAGCACCTCCTACAGTAAA